GCCGCCGCCAGCACCAGCGCCGCCTGCCGCAACGCCGCCGTTGCCTGAGACGCCCGCAACCGTCGATGCCCCACCGCCAGCGCCGCCCTCGCCTGAGCCTGGGCTACCGGTGCCGCCGTTGCCTGATCCGTTGCCGCCGCCCGGGGAGGCGCCCGCGCCGCCCGCGCCGGTCGTGCCGACCACGCCAGCGCCGCCGCCGCAATTCCCGCCGCCGCCGCCGGCTGATGCCGCGGCGCTGATCTGACCGCCGAGGCCAGGGCCTCCGCCGTAGCAAAGCTCGAGCGTGCCGAAGCTGGTCAGGCTGCCGGTGCCGCCCGGGCCGCCCGCCGTCGTGATCGAGCCTGCTGGCGACCCCGCGCCGCCGCCGGCCCCGACGGTGACGGTCACCGCGCCAGTGCCGATTTCCGCGGCGGTGAAGATCTCCTGCGCGCATCCGGCGCCGCCGCCCCCGCCGCCGCCGGAGGAGGCCGTCAGCGTCAGGGAGAGCGAGCCACCACCACCACCACCACCGCCGCCGCACTCGCGCACGATGGCGCCAGCGGCCTGCGGCGGCAGCGTGTAGCTGTAGCTTCCGGCGGCGAGGTAAAGAGTTGGCGGAAGGTAGTGGCCAGCGGGAGCCTGCGGGCCAGCGGGGGCAGGCGTCTGTGCATCGGCAATTCCCGCGTCGAGTGCAAGCGCCCCGAGGCAAAGGCCGGCGCTGAGAAGAAGTTCGTTGCGCATCTTACCAGACCACCACGTTGTAACGATGCGCCGATGTGACCGCGTTGAGCGAAAGCGTCGTCGTGCCGGGCGGGCAGTTGAAGCTGGAGCCCGGCTGGATTTCGCTGTTGCCTACGCTTGAACTCCCATTGACCGCGGTCGTCACCGGGTTCGCGAACAGGCTCTCGGCCGCGGCGATGTTCTGGCTCGTGGCCGTGTAGCCGTTCTGAACATAGCAACCGTTGGCCACCGTGACGGAAACCGCCGTACCGCCGGTCGTGATGAGGGCCGGGCTGCCGACGGCGAGCGTGCCGACTTTAGGCGTGGTGGTAACGGTCTGCTGGCTCGTGAATGACGGCAGCGTCCCGCTTATCCCGACGGTGCCCCCGCTATTCTGCATTGGTGTGCCGAGCGTGGTATTGACCGTTGCGACCCCCGCAGCCGTAGCCGCGCCGTTCAGCGTGCCAAGGTTGAACGTCGGCGTCGCGGCATAAGCCGGCAACGTGCCGCTCAGGCCGACCGTGCCGCCACTGGCCTGCATAGGCGTGCCAAGCGTCGTGTTGATCGTCGCCAGATCGGTGTTGGCCGTGGTCTGGAGCGCGGATGTCGCGGCCCCGGTCGGCAGCGGCAGCGAGGCCGCGCTGACCGAAAGCGCGCCGCCAGAAATGAGCGCGTCAAGCAGGTAATCCTCGACCGGCAGATAGTTTCCAGCCGAGGGGGCGACACCCGTTAGTGTCCCCCCGGCGTTGCTGAATGCGGTATAGCTTGCGTCCGCCGGCACCGCTGCGCCGGTAGGCCCGGCCGCGGCATTGGACCCGACGCCGCCACCGCCACCAAAGTTGCAGAGCGTGACAGAAACGCTGTTCCCTATCGACGTCGGGCAGGCGATGGCCACCAGGGAAACCTGCGAGTTGCCGTCAGCATTCGGATAAAGGTTTACCGTGACGGTCGACGCTTCAGCGAAGCCAATATCGAGCGCGAGAAGGCCGGCCGCTAAGATCAGTTCATTACGCATCGGCGTTTCCTTATGGCAGCAGCGCGTTCGCGGCATTCACCTTGTAATTGCCGATGATGACCTGTGCTGCGTCGGTCGCGTGCTGGCCGGCCACGGCATAAGTCGTGCTGCAGAACGGCACGTTCGGCGACGATAGCAGCGGGTAGGCCCCGCCGCAGCCGCCGGTCAGCGCGTTGCAACCGCCGATGGTGGCGTTGTTCAGCACGTTGAAGAAACCGTCGGCGCCAAGGCCGCCGCTCTCGCACGCCGTCGTCGTGTTGCACGTTCCGGGCTGCTTCACGGTCGCGTTGGCGATCATATCTGGATAGATGATATTGATCATCGCCAGCGCCACGCTGTCGCTTTGCTGGTTGCATTGCAGCGGCAAGAGCCCGAGAAGGACCTTCACCGGAACCTGGCCGGTGGTCGGCAGCGTCTTCCACTGATAGACGTAATTCGCGAGCAGGCCATGAATGATCGCAGCATTCTGCGCCGCGGTGTTACCGTTGCCCTCGAGCGCAGCGATGTCGTTGACGAGGCCGGCGTATGACGCGGTGAAGCTGCGCGCGTAGGGGCGATAAAATTGCGCGTCGCCAGTAGCCCCTAAGAATGCGCTGATGATTGTTGAAAGAGCCTGGCCGCTCTGCGCCGCATTGAAAATGCCAATCGGATACTTGAAGGCCGATGCGGCATCATTTGTAGGCGACCCAGCCAACATCGTGGCTCGACCGGAAGTCAGGCTGCCCCCCTCGTCAAGAAGGAAGTCCTGGGCCTGCATCCGCAGCCCGAACACGGTGGCATTGGATTGCCTAAACGCCAAAGTTTGCGCCGCATTAAGCGGCGTTGTAATTCCATAGGTCGCATAATTATTGAAGATCGAAACGGTGCTGCTGGTGCTGCCCTCAATCGCGCCCGTCTGCGCGCCGGGTGACGTGGCCGGACTCTTGGTGCCGCTCGCGTTGCCCACGTAGCAGGTGACCGTCCCGCTGCTATAACTCGCCACCAGCAGCTCGGGGTTCTGCTCGGAATTCACGCCGCAGTTGTCGGCCGCGACCTCGTTGCCCGCAGTCGTGGCGCCGAAGACCGCGACCTTCATCGCGTTGCCGGAACCTGTCCAGTAGCCGTAATTCCCGTCATTCGTGGTCAGCAGCGGATAGGGCGCGGCATCGGTGGGAGCCTGGTAGACAAAGGCCCAGGTCGAGTTGTTCATCGTAAAGCTGAAGCCACTCGGGATCGTCATATAGACCGGCAGCACCTGGTAGCCGCCGGCTGCATACTGATATCCGCCGAAGACGCTCGCGCGCAGCCCGTTGAAGCTGTTGGCAGGGTTCCAAATCGGGGCCTGCGAGCCATACACGATATTGAACGTGCCGCCGGTGCCGGACCCGCAGCTCGGAGAGCATGAGGCGATGGTCTGCGGCTGCGTCGGCGGAACCGAGCAGACGCCTGGCGTCGTGACGGTCAGACCGTTGCTGGAATTGATCGGCGCGATGCTGCCGCTGGCAATCTTCGCGCTGACCACCGTGGACTGGCTGCAGGTGCCCCCGGTGTTAGCGAGCGTGATCGCCACCGGATTGTTGTTCGTGTAGCCGCTGCCACCGGAGCCGTTCACCGCGGCCGTCATCAGCTGCAGGTTGGCGTTCGTCTCGTCCAGACCGTTGCTGGCGCCGGTGCTGGCCTGGTTGTAGCGCTTCGTAATGATGCAGCCGGTGCCGAGGATGGCCGAGTTCGTCGAGCCGGCGCAGACGGCATCCGCCGAGGCATAATCGACGGCGTTGCCGATGAACCCGACATCGAAAGGCGTGAGGGTGGAGAGCGGCGCCAGCGCGCATGCCTTGCCGGTATAGAGCGCGTTCAACTTGGCCGAGCAGCTGTAGGCGACACCGGTCGGATTGCCGGCGGCATTCCACGGCAGCAGGGCGGGTGCGGGCGTGTACTGCCACTGCGCGGCCCCGGCGGTGCTGTCGTTCAACGTCCAGAGGTTCGGCGGCACGTTCCACAGCGCGTTGACGGCGAAGGTCGAGGCGGCATCTGCCGCGGTCGGGCCGCGCAGTGTGGTCGGCGGATCGATGGTCGAACTCGGCAGCTTGCCGGAGGCGTTGAGCGCCGGCGGCCCGCCAGGCTGGTTGTAGGGGATGGGCGGCGGGCTGGATGCGGCGAGCGCCGCCGAGCTTTGGCCCGCGAGTAGAAAGATGATCGGGAGAAGGATTCGCATCAGCTCAATCCACCATCACGGTAACGAACAGGCCAGCGGTCGGGCCATATATCTGCAGCCTACCCTTGAAGGTCGCGCTGCTCCAGCCGCCTCCCTGCGAGCCGACCCCGACACCGCCGCCAAGCGGGAACATGCTGGCGTTGACGGGCGGAGCCGCATTAGCAGCCGTGCCGTCGTCGCGCACAATCACGATTTGCGCGCCGCTGGAATTCTCAACATCGACGTTCGTCCGTGTCGGGCTCGCGGGAACGGTCGCGAGCAGCACATAATTTGCGTAGGCTCCCGAGCCGCCGAAGTTTGCCCCGATATTCGGAAACGCCGGGGCGTTGGCCGAATGGTCCGCGCCGACGCTGCCCTGCGTGCCGCCCGTGATGTGCACCGGCAGACCGCCATCCGCATTGAGCACCGGAGCGGTGAGATTGCCGGCGCCATTTGGCACCGCGAGCATCGTCGCGGAGCCAGGTACGGCCGCGCCAGTGGCGCCAACCGAATTTGACCCACCGCCGGTAACGTGGACCGGGATGCCGCCATCGGCATTGATTATGGGGCTCGTCAGGTTGCCGGCCCCATTCGGAAGGCCGAGCATTGTCGCCGCTACGGGTGCTTCCGACCCGGTGTTGCTGACCGATGCATTGGCGCCAGCGCCGCTGCTTCCGGTGATGTGAACCGGAATGCCGCCGTCGGCGTTCAGCACCGGGGCCTGCAGATCGCCCGTCACGCCCGCGAGCGCGAGCATACCGCCGAAAGCCGGATTGGCCTGCCCAATTTCGGAAACCGACGGGTCGGTCGAGTAGGCCGCGGTAAAGCTGCCGGTGATCGAGTCGACGGTGCCGACCGTCAACGTCTGGCCGTTGCTGAAGGTGATGATGCACGGAAGCGCGGCCATGGTGGCTCCTACAGAAGACCAAGGAAGGCGGAAGTGAGATTGAGATCGGCGAGATTGCCGCGCGTCAGATCGCAGACCGGGGCCTGCTGGACGGAGCCGAATGGCGTGCGCCAGAAGCCCCCGACGGGAACATTGCCGGATGTCTGAGGCGGCAGCGCAGCGAGCGCAACGGTGCCGCTCGGCCCGGGCGCGCCAGCATAGACGGTGTTGGGGCCGTCAGTGTTCGGCGAGTTCGGCTGGCATTGGATCCAAATGTCCCAATCATCGGTCGCGCTGTTGTCCAGGACGACCGAGACGTTGATCGCGAATTGAAGGCCGTTCTGGCCGCCGCTAACGAAGAACGAAAGCAGCCCTTGTGAAAATCCGACCTGCGAGACCTGCACCAGCGGCGTGTTGGGCACGACCACGGGTACGCCGACGATGCTGCGGCCGAGCACCGAAAGGTAGTTCGTGAAGGAAACGACATAAGGCGAGGCCGCCGATGCAGACCGCGAATAACCGCGCAGCATGGCGCTGGCCGTCCCGACTTGAACCGGGATGGTGATGTAGCGCGAGCCGAGTGGGGACGGATTGCCGGACATCAATGGAACGCCAAGTTGCCAACTTGCGCGAACTGCGTAGCTGGCGGAACTGAGTTGGTCTGCGTCGAGAATACGGCGGTCAGCGTCGATCCGCCGGAGATAGCGCAATTCGCAAATTCAGCCTGAGGTCCGGCGCTGTTGCCCGATTGCGCGTTTATATTTGTTACACCTGCGCCCGATAACGTGATGGTCGATGCCAACGTGGCGCCGACGGCCAGCGGAGTTCCCGACGATGTAATCGAAAGCGCGTTGATGAAGCCGTTTCGCGGTGCGACCATGGTCAGCGTAAAGCTGTAGGAGGTATTTGCGGCTGCCGTAGGAACTTCCTGGGAGCCAAAGACCGGCTGAACCTGAAGCACGGCGACAGCCAGCCCGGCTAGAAGCGTCCCGAGCTGATTTCTGGTCGTGACGCTGTACGTTAGGCTTCCGAAACCGAGTGCCGCTGCGAGCAACAGGATAGCATTCTCGATTTCGGCGCCCTGCTTGTTAAGCCAATAATCAGGCACCTGCGTGCCGGTGCCTGGGGTTACGTTGTCATCAAACCATTGATCAGGCCCCGGCAGGGTCACCGCAGGCGGTGACGATACTGTATCGAGGCCGAAAATTCCTGCGCCCATCTATTTCCTCACGGGAAGCTGAACAGCACGACCGTATCTGCCGGCTTAATCTTGTTGAACACGCATTCGAGTTCCGCGTTGCCGGGACTGTATTGGAGCAGGTCGCCGGACCGGCTGCCGCCGGCGGTGAAAAAGATTGACGGGCCGCTCGGCGCTGCGTGCACCGTCCATGTCCGATCCTCAGGCGCGCTTTCAACGATCGTTATCGTGTAGCCGAGAAGCGCGGCGCGCGCGATGTAGTAGGCCATACTCAGATTGCCGCCGCGGCTGAACTTCTCGACGATCGCCGCTTGCTGCTGAGCGAGGGTCTGGCCGGTCGGCGTGCAACTATCCGGCAGCCCAAGCGACGCATTCCATTCCGGAATAAGATCAACGGTAGTGGCGGGGAAGCCGTCGATGAGAAGCGCGGCCGCATTGGCTGCGCTGCGTTCGTATGACGGCATCAGCGCCTTGAAGCACTGGTTCATGACCGCCGAAGTCCACGTCGGCCACGCCCGGCCCCGCGGCAGGCAGCGCTGGAATGCCGCGAAGAAATCGCTCGTCGACCAGTTCGGCGGCATTATGGCGGCGTCACTGTGCCCAGCGTCGGGATAGCGCCCGTCGCCGATGTAATGGTGCCGGTTGGCGAACTCACCGCGAACGCCAGCATGCCGTCCACCGAGTCGAGCGCCGCGTTCCAATCACTCTCATAGAGCTCGCCGCCAGGGTTGCCGTCGGGCCGCAGCGTGCCGCCTGGCGTGCCCACGAGGGTCATCATCTGTTGCAGGGCGGCTTTGGCACCATCAAGGATCGGGGTCGTGTTCGGGATCAACTGGCTGAGGGTGAAATTGATCGAGTTCGCCGTCGGCGCGCATGCCAAGGTCAGGGATGTGACCGGTTTTAGGGGCTGGATGGCGTTGGCGACGGCGAGTTGGTCGCCGGTCGCCAGCGGGTAGGAACCGGATCCGCCGGTGTTGCGCGTCTCGCTGGTCGAGCAGCCGTTCGTACCCTGCGGCAGGCCGCCGAAGGCCGCCTCGGCCACATCCTCCATGAAAAGCACGGAGACCACGCCATTCGTGTTCGTGCTGGTGATCGCGTTGTAGTTCGATAGCGGCCAGGCGCGAGTGACGGCCGGCAGCGCGAGCGCCCAATTCACATAGTCGGTCGCGGACCCGCCCTGCGGTGGCGCGGCATAGACCGCGAGGCCGCGGGCGCGAAGGCTTGGATCAAGCTCCTGATCCTGGCCCGGTTGCGTCGAGGAAATGCACACGCCGGCGCTGGTGATGCCGGCGATCGGCGTCGCGATCGCGACAGGGTCGCCGGGATTGATGGTGCCTGCCGATCCCTCGACAAGGGCTACCACGTTCGGCGTGACATTGCCGCCCGAGACCGAAGTCGTGCCTACAGACTGGTACTGCGAGCCGTCGCTGTTCCGGTTGATCAGCGTGTTCGCCGGCAGGCTCACGGTGGCCGGGAACTGCATCGTCCCGGTCGCGGCGCTCGCCTCCTTGCGGGTGACGCCCTTGAGCCCCATCCATGCGGCTAGATATTCGTCCGTCGCGGTGAAAGGGGTTGCCTGCTTGGCGATCCAGGCGATGAAGCCGAAATGCAGATAAGCGAACCCGGCGGTAACCAGGGCCAGCACGCGCAGCACCGATTTGGTCAACAGGCTGGTGATCGTGTTGCCGGCGTTGTCGGTGATATTGGCGCTCAGGATATCGTTCGTCGCCTGCTGCTGGAGCGTCGTCAGGTTCGGCGTCGGCCAGGGCATCAGCTGCTCCCTAAAGGCTGGACCCATGCCCAGGAATAGGTGAAGGGCGTCGGCGCGTTGGCGCCCGGTTCCAGGATGCCAATCACGATTTGGATGGCGCCCTGGCCGACAATCGTCGCGATCGCGGTGACCGACTGCGCCACCCCTTCGTCAACCATCCATTGCAGCGCGTTCTGGCAATAGGTCTGCGCGGTGTTGATGGCCTGCTGCGGGCTGGTGATCGGGACTAGGGAGAGAAGCCAGAGCAGGGAGCCGAGCGGGGCCGGCGTATAGGTGTCGCCCCAGTAGCCGCCGGTGTCGCCGGCGGGGAGTGCGATCGTGCCGGGGGGCGCCTCCATGTCGGTAAAGAGCGAGAGGATGACCGCGCTCTCGAGGT